AGTTTCAATGTTACCAATACCATCATCTTGATGAGCACCTACAACAATATAATTGCCAGATATAGCAACAGAATAACCAAAAATATCACCACCATCTAACCCATCCGGTCTTAATGTCTCCAACAATGTAATAGTGTCATTTTCACCAATCTTGAATACATATGCTGCACCTGCACCACCCCAATAATAATCACTTTTACTGTTATCAGCACCGTCATCTTGATGAGCACCTACAACAATATAATTGCCAGATATAGCAACAGAATAACCAAAAATATCATCATCATCTAACCCATCCGGTCTTAGCGTATCTAGTAATGTTAATGTATCATCACCATTAATTTTAAACACATATGCTGCACCTGAATTATTAGCACCGTTATCAGCACCGTCATCTTTTCTAGCACCTACAACAATGTAATCGCCAGATATAGCGACAAATTCTCCAAAATAATCATTACTATCTAACCCATCCGGTCTTAATACATTTAAATAATTAAATGCTGAATACACTGTTCCAATATCACCACCTACACTACCTAACGCAATGTCAAAATCAGCAACCGTTAAATCGCCTCTACCTAAGTTCAAATACCCACCATCAAAATCCATGATTTTAACAGATTGAACTTCCCATGAATCTCTAGCTTTTTCCGATACTTCAAAGTTACCTTTTGGACTATCTCCAGTAGCATCAAAAATTATCATTTCATGTTGATTACCTTCTGCACTTTTATACTCTATAATTACTTTAGACCAATTAGTTTGATTGCTAAAGTAGCTGTCATTTACAACTTTACTAACAGCAGCTAGATCAGATTTACTTAAATCGATCTCATTAGCCTGCCCTTTAGAAATTGTTGGTTTTGTTATTATTGCCATTTTTTACTCCTTTTAAAATACCCCTCCTGTAAAGAAGGAGATTTTTTTTTGTTAAAATTATTTACTGTAAGTTACTCTAATAAATTGACCTGCTTCAAGAGCTTCTTCAGAAGGTTGTAGCATTGGAGACAAGAAAGTAATTCTAGATACACCATTTACAGTAGAAACAGAGTAATCTAGACCTTCATGCATACCAAGTCTATCAACAAACATTACCATTGAATTAGGTTTGATTTCAACTTGAAGATCAACATATTCATCTGCAATCATTTGAGAAGTTACTTCAATAGACTCTTTACCAAATTGAACAACAGCAGATACGTCTGTATTGATTTGATCAATTTGATCTTGTAGATTTTGATCTCCATCAGCTCTGTCAAGAAGTTCTTGAGCAAGATTTGCTTCAACAGAACTCATTTCATCTTCTAGAGTATCAACTCTACCTTCAACCACATCCATTTCAAATTGTAAAGTAGAAATCTTAGGTTCAGCAATATTAAGTCTAGCTTTAACAGAACTCATTTCATCTTCTAGAGTATCAACTCTACCTTCAACCACATCCATTTCAAATTGTAAAGTAGAAATCTTAGGTTCAGCAATATCAAGTCTAGCTTCAACATCGTCCATCTCAGACTCAAGAGTATCAACTCTATCGTTATTAGAAGATACATACCCAGCAAAAGCTTGGTCGTTTTCAGTATCAACAGAGTTGATTAAATCTACGATTTCTTTGAAAGAATCAGCATCAGCAGTAGAAGCATTTAAAATTGCATCAATTCTTCCTTTTTCGATATCGATATTTGACTGTAAAGTACTGTCAGCAGCTTGTCTATCTAACACTTCTTGATCTATATTAGATTGAAGAGTAGAGTCAGCAGATTGTCTGTCAGATACTTCTTGAGCTAAAGCTGAATCGTTATCGATAACATACTGATCAAATTCACCTTCAAGAGTTTCTCTTGCAGATACTTCGTCAGCTAAAGCTTGGTTATTATCAATAACGTATTGATCAAATTCGCCTTCAAGAGTTTGTCTATCAGATACTTCTTGGGCTAATGCAGAGTCATTAGAAACTACATAAGCATCAAATTCACCTTCAAGAGTTTCTCTTGCAGATACTTCGTCAGCTAAAGCTTGATCGTTAGAAATTACATAAGCGTCGAATTCACCTTCAAGAGTTTGTCTATCAGTAATTTCTTGATCTAATTTACCTTCGATACGAGATTCTTCACCTTCAGCTCTTTCTTTTTCAACAAGAACGTCAGCATCGATTTCAGCTTGTAAATCAGAAACTGCTTGAGAAAGTTCTGCTTCACTAACATATCCAGCATCAAGATCATTAACTTGAGCTTGTAGAGCATCAAATTCTTCTTGAGTAGCGTGGTGAATTTTAAGTTTAACATTAGTTTTATGAGAAGGAGAGTGAACCCCTAAACTTTCAACCATAAATTTAACTTTTCCAATTCCAGCAGAACTGTTACTACCAAAAGAAGATGTCATTACAATTTCACTAGGATCTTGATCTCCTATTGAATTACTAGTACTTTTAGATAGTTGTAATTTAGGTAATTCTGGGTGAATTTCCGGTTCTTGACCAAAATATACAACATATTTTTTACCAACTTCTGGTGTAGAAGATAGTCCAGAATATACAACTCTAGAGTGATACCAACTTGCAGCATCGTTAGATCCTGTAGGGGTAGTATAAACTGCTAAAATTGGGCTTTCTGAAGAGTCATCAAAAGTCATAACCGCATAAGCAGAAAAATCACCTAAAGTAACAATGTCTTTAGAACCATCATGAAAATACCAATTAATTTTCTGTCCAGCTACTTCATTAGTATAATACCAACCTTCTCTTAGGTTAGCATCTTCTTTACCTTTTTCAGCATCAGCATAAACAGCAGCATTACTATCGTATATTGTAGTATGCTTATATTCTAACATACCTTCGATTGGAGATAATCTACCGTCTAAGGCATCATCACCATCGATTCTTGACTGCTCTTCAGCATCAATGTTAGCTTGAAGAGTAGATTGAAGAGTACTATCAGCAGCAGCAAATTCGCTTCTAATAGCAGCTTCTTGACCTTCGGCTCTAGACTGCTCTGCAGATACAGCAGTTTGTCTGTCAGATACCTCTTGATCAATATTAGACTGTAATTGAGTCTCAGCAGCTTCTGCTCTTGTTTGTTCAGCATCAATTGCAGATTGAAGATCTTCTTCAGCACTTCTAGCTCTTACAATTTCAACATCTAATTTAGATTGAAGATCAGCATCTCCGGCAATTCTAGCCGCTTCTTCAGTATCAATATTTGATTGAAGAGTAGCTTCAGCAGTTTCAGCTCTTGTTTGCTCAGCATCAATATTATCTTGTAAGATACCATCTTGAGAAATTCTAGCAGCTTGCTCTGAATTTAAGCTTGATTGAAGAGTTTCATCTCCAGCAATTCTAGCTTCTTCTTCAGTATCAATATTGTCTTGAAGTTGATTGTCAGCATTAGTTCTATCAAGAATTTCTTGAGAAACGCTTGTTTCAATTTGAGTTGATCTAGCGTTATTAGAAGTAACATAGCTTGCAAAAGCACTGTCATTTTCTGTATCAACAGAGTTAATTAAAGCTACGATTTCAGCAAATGAATCTTTATCAGCTTCAGAAGCAGAAAGAATAGCATCAATTCTAGCTTTTTCTGTTTGAATTTTTGCATCAAGGTCAGAATCTCCATCAATTCTAGCTTGCTCTTCAGCAGAAATTAGTCCGGCTAATCTTAATTCTTCAGCCATTGCTCTAACTTCTTCAGCAGAAACTAAACCTTCAACTCTAGTTATTTCAGATTGTCTGTCAGAAATTTCAGTGTCTACTTTACCTTCAATTCTAGACTCTTCACCTTCAGCTCTAACTTGTTCAGCATTGATAGCATCTTCAAGTTTGCCCATAGTGTCCATAACTTCTACGTCACCTTTTAATTCACTTTTTACAGACTCGTCTGCAGCAGCAAACTCAGATCTAATAGCAGCTTCTTGACCTTCTGCTCTTGTTTTTTCAGCGTCTACTTTACCTTCAATTCTGGCTTCTTCGCCTTCAGCTCTTTGTTGCTCAGCATCAACTTGTGACTTAAGAGCAGCTTCTTCGCCTTTTAATAATACTTTATCGTCCTGATCTAATTTAAGTAGGTCTACTTCTTGACCACTCTGGTCTTCACCCCTGACTGATTGATCTTTAACTAATTTTAGTTTTTCTCCATCAATCGCATCGTCTTGGATGTACTTCTTTTTGATTTGTTGAGCCATAATTCCTCCTTAGGGCTATTAGTACTGTATTACCAGTACGTCGTCTTCATCTAGAAAGCCGTCAAGTCCTAATCCTTCCCAAACAATGCTATCTCCAAAAACTTCGAAATCAATTCCTCGAACTTGTGAGATCCCACCTTCGGGAGTTAAAATTACTTTAGAGCTATCTAGAGGTCTAAATTTTAATGTTATAAATTTATTTTGTATATCCTGAGCTGTTAATACTACTCTATCTACGTAAGATCCTGCACCTTTTCCAATTAAAAATCCGCCTAAAAGATCACCATCGCCACCGTAATAGCATTCTTGATCGGTGTCAAATACTATTTCTCCTACTCCTAAGACTAGACCGTTTCTTTGTTGACTTGTGATTCTAGGTACTTTAAATATTGCCATCTATAATCCTATCACCTTGATCTACTACAGAGGTATCATTAGTTCTGTCTCCGGTATCTACCGTTAAATCTGATGATCCATAATCACCCATTGCAATACTAGCGTTATCATCAATATCCGCTACTGGTTGAATCCATACTAAATCAACTTCTTTAAAGTCAAATTTCCAAGCCATTATACCCTCGTCTTTTCAACTAATATTATTACTTTTTTTGTATCGTCAGCGTAACTTACTCTAACAGTTTGTACAGCTTCTCCGTCTTTTTTGTAAGTAAACAAATCTGTATAAAGATCAGGAAAAGTTGTCTCTATACTATCCCAAACAACTTGATCTGCTATGTTAACATCTAAAGCTTGCTTATCATAAACTGTACTAGAAGTTAGCTGTTGATCTGCAATAGTAACTCCTATATTCATAGGTGATGTTTCAAAAGTAGCACTATACTGATTATAGTGTAAATCTTTTAAAACATTTCCATTATATATAGTATGTCCCTGCTCATTATATGATAGTGATATTTCGCCAACTTTTGTACTGGTTCCTTCTTGTTTAATTGAAGCCAAAAACCCAGTATTATTAACGTCTATAAGCTGAGTTTCTCCGAATTGGTTATATTCTATATCTATAAAATTACTTAAAAGGTTATTACCAACTATTTTAAATTCAGGTATTAATCCTATTTTATTTCTTGTAGAATATGCTACTAAAGATACCGGATCATTAGTTGCAATATTAATTGCGTATTTAAAGTCACCTTCTTGTGGCTCATCACCATTTCCATCAACTACATAGTAAAATATATGTACTTTTTTATCTAAAAAAGTTTGCATTTTAAAATAAGTACCAGCTAAATCACCATTATTATCGCCTCTAAAACTTAGAGTGTGTACTGAAGGAGAATTTGCCTGATAATATTCGATATTTAAAGGTCTACTTTCTGAGTCTAACTCCTGTACTAAATGAGTATAACTATCTTTTAGAATAGAGTTAGTATTAAAGGTTTTTAGTGCCGATTGATTCTCGGAGAACGAACCTTTAATTACTTGACCGGAGTCAAGCTGAGTTAATTTTATATTTCTAAAATCTTTTTTAGCCATTAAATTTCCTATTAAACACTAGTTGTTGTAGCTCTAAATTTAATAAAACCTTCTACAAAACCTACATAAGTACTAGAATTATACTTTATCTGTCCACTAGTGTCAACAATAAAATTAATTGAGCTTTCGTCACCTTGAGATTCTATGGTATACTCCCAATCAGAGCCTGTGTTTACCGCTTGTATAGTAAACTGCTCATATAAATCAACAGTAGCGTCTATCTGAACTGATATATTAGCAACAAAAGATCTGACTACTAAAGGATCAAATACTAGCCCAGTTACATTAGTTTCTGTTTGGCTTTCTAATAAGCTATAAGAAGCCTCTTGAAGATCTCCGGGACTAACCTTACCTTCATACCAAATATCAGCTCTTGCGTCAGTATGGTACTGTAAATGGTCATCATTTAAAAGACCAGAAAGTAGGCTGTGGGTAGTAGCTTCTCCTGCTGGAGTGTATAGCTGAGTACCTCTAAAATCTATATAATTAGCTGAGTTTATAGGCTCTACTTTAGCATTTACTGTATTATTATAAGAAGAAGATGTCTCAAATAAAACTGTACCAATTGCAACAAATTCAATAAATGGTATTCCACTTAGTTCAGCTATTTCACTAGAAGCTGCATCTTTAGCTTCCGGTCCATTATTATAGCTATTTATACCTTGAATACCTACAATTGGATTATCTTTGTCGTTGGTAGCAAAAAAGTGCACCATTACAAAATCGTTATCACCAGCTTCAGTTAGTACCCAGCTAGTACCGTTAAACTCGTTATACGGCAAATTTGTGCCAGAATAACCAGCCGTTCCGGTATAAATAGTAGGAAAAGAATCTGCGGCTTTTTTACGCCATAGACTACCTTGCTTATATAAAATAGGTATTTGTGTTTGTGCAGAACTTTGTATAACTAGATCTTCATCTCTAATTGTACCGCCATCTGCAGTAAATTGAGCATGAGAATCTAAATCACCGTTTCCAATAGTAAACCCTTCTAAAGCATGTCCAGATAAATATCTAGCCCCAAAAGTAGTATGCAAATATCCGTGAGTAGCACCGTCCATTTGAAGACCGTGTCTTTCTTCAGCAAAATATACATGAGCATTTATTTCTGGGTTCCAGTATACAATAGATACTAGAGCGTTTTCTGTAAATAAACTTTGAGAAGAAATTTGAGTAGTGCTTAAAACTCCATCTTCATCGTAATAGAAATAATGATTACCTGATAGTGTATTGTCAATTTGGATAGATTCGGCACTAGATTTTGTAAATTTAGTACCTTTTACATAAAAATCAAATGATCCTGAAACAGGGGCTATTGTTAGTGTATATGTAACATCGTCAAAAGCAATGGTACTTGTAGTTCTATCAGCAAAACCAGTAGGCTCATTTGTTACTTGGAATATATCTCCAATAACTGTTCCTACACTTCCCTCGACTGCATCAATAGCATCTTGAAGATCACTTTCTGCAGCTAATGCTCTTGAGTTTTCTTCATCAATAGCATCTTGTACGTTATTAGCAGTAAATCCTGAAGTTGAGTTGTCATAAGCTTGATCTATAGCTTTTTGACCTCTAGTTATACGTAATGCTTCATTTAAAACATCAGAATCACCTCTAGAAGTCAAGTTTAAAACAAAAGCTGTGGCAGGGATAGTTAACTTACCGTAAGTTTGTGTAACTCCGTCAAATAAGTTAACGTCTTCTAAGTAAATAAAGTTAGATGCAAAAAAAGCTGCAGTACTTACTAGTGAATTTCCTGAACCGTCTTGTTGTAAAACATCGATATCTTTTAAATAAATTATACCGTTAGTATGTGTAATATTGCCGACCGATAAACATTGAGATGCTAAAAATGTTTGATTAGCTCCTACAATTATATTAGAAGCTTCACTACTACAGGAAATCAAAGATAAACTAGAACCAGTAGAAGTAATGTCAGTCATGTCTACAGTACCAATAAGAGTACATGATCTAAATACTATAAACTCAGCTACCCCTTCACCCATTTCAATAACGGTTCCGCCAGATAAATTAGTTATTGCACAAGATTCGAAGTAATGTCTACCAGAACCTGACACAGGAGCTACAGGTGCTACTTCCCCGAATTTGATAATAGGATCTGTTGTATTTTCTTGGATACCGAAGTTTCTAAACCTAACACTTTCAGAATCAACTAGATTGATAGTTCCAAGAATATATGTTAAATTACTGTCTGTATTTCCTTCAGTTGTTATTACTAGATTATACTTTCCAGCCAATACTAGATTTTCGTTATATACACCATTATTTACGTGGATTAAAGATCCTTGTTCGGTAACAGAATCAATTGCTGCCTGAATAGTTTTAAAAGGCTTATGGATAGATCCAACATTTAGATCATCACCGTTTACGTCAACATAAAATGTTTTATTTGGACTGTACTCTTCTACAGCATCTATAGAATCTTGGACTAAAGTCTCTAAGTCAGTTACTGTAGATCCAATATAATTTTGAATAGCTAAGCTACTAGCTAGTTCTTCATCAGATCCAGCTACCGTTAAATCAGTAGATAAAACTCCAGCTTCTAGGTTTGCAGTATCTATATTTGAAATAGTGTTGTTATTAGCGTCTATATCCTTATTTGAGAGCGTTTGGTTAGTATCTACAGTTACTATCTCAGACTCACTTCCGACCTCTCCAGCCTTGAATTTGGACTCTAGAGAGCTATCATATACTATACTAGCGTCAGTACCATCTGTAATTTCTACAGTAACCCCTGCTCCTTCAGCAGTCGTCTGATTACCGTTTTTATTTACAGTTATGTTGGAATCTTCTACATCTAGAGTATCTGTATTTACAGTAGTTGTAGTTCCGTTTACAGTAAGGTCGCCATCTATTGTTAAATCATTTACTCCAGTTACATTATTAGAATCATCTACGATAATCCCAGTATCCTGTAATTGACCTTCAACTCCGTCAAATTTAGATAAAGCATTATCAGTAGAAACTATCTTATCTACTTTAGTATCTAGTTCTGTTTGGATTTTATCTGCGGACCAGAGATTGTCTGTAGTAGTAACAGTATCATCTTTAGGTACGTGCTCGTCGGCTTCGTAATTTAATAAGGCATCGTGATCGATCTTAGAAGGATCGACATCTATACTAAGAGACTCATCTGCTCCCGGATTTAAGACTTCTACTAAAACCTTATCGGAACCAGCTTCGATCTTTTCTTCTAAAAATCCTGAATTAGAATCATCTGAGGATACCTTTACTTTTTTATCGTCAGCAGTTCCACCACCGCCTCCACCTAAGTTGACTAATTTATAAGTATTTGCCATTTATATCCCCTATTAATGTCTTCTTTTAGCTTTGTAAACACAACTAGTTAAATTGATACTACCATCAGTAACTAAAAATTTAACTCTAGCATAATTCGTACCTGTACCAATTACATCTATAATGTGAGAACCAGAGCTATCAGTTATTAATTGGTCAGAGTCAGTAACTTGCGAAAAGTTTACGTTATCATTACTAACTTCTAGTACTATTGTCATTTCTACATCTATACCACCATCATAAGTTAATTGAATAGAAAACTCGTCTTCTTTGAATGATATGTCTACTGATTCTGTAACATAGTCAGAATTAACAGTAGCTGGAGAAGTTACTAAATCTTTAATTAAGATAGTGTCTAATACATTTCCCATTTATTTATCCTTTAATTTAGGCAGCTTAACACTTGCAAATAAATCAACTACAAATGCTGCAAGTTTATACCATTTACTAGACATTATTTTTTTTAATTTTTCATTATCATCTTCTTTTACAGTAAGTTCAACATACTTAGCTAAGATAGCAAACAATGGCTTAAATATAATTCTCATGATAACCATAGCTACCATAGTATATCTAACCCAATCATATTGTAAAATAAAATCTAATTGACTTATTAATTCCATATTATTCTCCTAACATTTCCAAGCACGTCTGCTCCAGTAATTGGCACTGAGCTTATTATTTTTACCTTTAATACCGCCACTTCTTGCGCAGTAACTTTTACGCCTTTCTGGATTACTAGTGCCATCTGGCATTGAATGACCGAATCTCACTAGCTTTTCTTCACCATCTTGACAAGCTTTAACTTTGTGAGTTTTTTCACCTTTTTTTTCACGAACAGGTTGATTACATTTAAGTTTACTTTTTAATTTACTAAATCTTTCAGCCATTTTTAACTCTCTGTTTTAGTTTACTAAATCTTTTTTTACCGAATTGCTCATTTTCTCTATTAGCTCGGTTTTTATCAGCAATAGCACTTTTCTTTTCTGAAGTGCTCATTTCTCCCCAAGTTTTAGGAGTATCAGCACTTACTCTTTTAGATGGTCTACATTTACCGGGATTATTAGTATCTTTATTAGATCCGCATTCAGATCCATCCGGCAAAGTCCATTTTTCTTTATGCCATCTCTTTAAACTCACGAGTACTTCCCGCCTCGAGATTTATACTCTTTTACGATCCAAGAACTTGCATAAGCACTTGGGTATCTATCGAACTTTTGTTTAGCTTCGGCTTTTATTCTTTTGTAAAGCTCTTGATTAGTAGGTACACTTCCATCAGAAGTTTTTCCCACTTTTTCTTTTAGCTTTTTGAACTTTTCCGCCATTTAATTCTCCAAGTATGCATTAAACTTTTTGATTAATCTTTTAGCTTTCCCACCATCCATAAATTCTTCAGGGTATTTTCTTCTAAGCCATTCTGAAAAAGTTTCAATTTTAATCTCAGAATACTCACCTAATCTTTTTGGTAAATCTCTAAGTAACTGTCTGTACTCTATATACTTTTTTCTGTCTACTTGTTCTACTTTAACATCTGGCATAAATAACCAATCAGTTTTACAAAGTATATTATTACGTTCTCTACGAAGCCTATCCATTTTGTTTTCACGATCATGTAAAGCTTCATCGATATATTCAACTTCATACTCAGCAGGAAGTTCTTGTTTTAAAATCTTAACTCCCATTGGACCGTCAACTTCTTCTAATAACTTAGCTCCTTCAATTTTATTAGGAGTAGTTATTATTTGAGCATCTTTACCTTTAGCTTTATGGTTTTTTACCCATTCTTCAGCTTCTTGCTGAGTTTCAAAAGATGCTGAAAATCTTGCACCGTCTTTACGGGTTATATTAACTCTAATCACGTTTATTTACTCTTTCTTTGAGTTTTGAAAATCTTTTTTTATTTTTAAAGGAACATTTACTCCACATTCTTTACATTTTCTATACCCATATTTAGGCTGCTTACTTTTTGCCGGCATTATTTAATCCTTGCTATTGAGAATGTATTGGTATGAGAAAAAGCTGCTAAAGTTCTAGATCCTCCAGAGTTATTTACAATTGTTACCACATTACCTTTTTCTAAATAGATATTTGTATTTATTTTTGGATTAGATGCAACAGAATTGTCATCAACACCAGAGTCAACTGTAGTTCCGTCAACTTTTAATTCAATAACAGATATACTTGTTCCTGCTATTCTATAATGAGCGTTAACCTGATACCATCCAGATACAGGAACTGTGTATTCACCATTAGAGGTATTGTATGAATTATGAGTATCTTTTGATAAATCTTCGTATACAACATTATTTCCATTAGTTACGGTCTGACCACTATTACTAGTATACCTAGCAGCGACAGTTTCAGTCTCTAGAATTGTTTGCGGTGAAGCTAGTTTTACAATAGTTATCCTATGAACATTACTATCTTGTAAAGTTGGACTAGATATCACAGACCTAAATGTTACTGCCTGTCCCTTTGTTAGTCTAAATGTCTCTTGAAATTGGTGTATAGCTGAGTTTAGATCTATGTCGTATACCATATATTTATCTTGTACTGTATCTATGTACGCTCTCATTCCAAAAGCTGCTCCAGCACTTAATCTAACAAAACCACTAATTATATAATTACCTGTTTCTGGAACCGTAAAAGTTGTACCGTTCCAAGAAGCAGTAGAATCTTTTAATGTAGTATCCCAATCTATATCTGTTGTACCTGATGTTAAGCCTCCGCCTCCGTTTCCAGTAGCCTCAACAACAACTTCCCTTCCACCAAGATCCTCACTGGTAACGGCATTGCTCGACCAGCCTTGGATTGGTACTTCGTATGAAAACCTTATTACGTCACCAGTTGTCCAAGTAAACGGAGATGTAGAACCTATTATTGCTCCAGATATTCCGTTAGTTGATGATGATACATTATCTCTATTATATCTTATTATAACTTCGTCAGTACTAGCACCAGATACAGAAACGAATCCTACATATGTTGCTGTTCCTGAATCTAAAAGACTAGACTGACCTATTAATGTGTTTGTTCCTAATGGAACAACATTATTATCTATATTAAGCCCATTTGGAGTATTCATTCTAAAATCACCAGTTACAGATGAGGTTGATCCTAATGTTATAGACCCTTTTACTTCTAACACTGAGCCTACTCTTCTATAGTAAGAGTTATCTATAGTTCCGTTTCCTAATGTAAATCCATTTGTAAACGTAGGTGTAAACTCAACCCAATCAGTCATGGCTGCACCTTTAACAACCTCTCTAGGACCAACCTTAACATCATCAATAATAACATCATAAGCAGATGAATTAGTAGAATTTACCTTAAAGAAAAGCTCATATTCTGTCTGAGAAGCATCAGTCTGAAACTGAGCATAGTGAGTACCCTTACCACCTTTAAGATCTTCTCCGTTGATTCTAATGATGCTAGGAGTATTATTAGGATCTTGCCTTACACCAATTAAAATATCATTGTCAGCATAGTTAGGATCACTTGCATCATATTCAAAAGATATTGTAAGCTTTTTAGCTAGATCTGCTCTAGATACTGTAAAAGGAACACTAATTTCTTCGTTACTAGCATCTACTGCAGCTTTAGATAGTTTTGCACTTGCAGTACCTCTAAGAACTTCTGCTACTAACTCAGTCTGAGAAATAGTAAAGTTAGTATCGTCTGTATAACCGTCAACACCTTGTTCAAAGTCAGAGTTTTCAATATAATTAACT